CGCCATGGCCCTTGGGCCAGGACTTTGAGGCAAATTGCTTGTAGCTTTTCGGATTGTTCCAGCCCCATTCGGTCACGTTTTGATAGATGTGCTCGTTACCGACAAAATTTCCGTCCCACGGGTAACCGGAGTCCGACTTTACCTGCCAGAGCCAGTTCTGTTTGGGGATCGCATACTTCGGATGCTCGCGCGAAACGAGATGAACATTCTTGCGGAACCACTCGGGCGGCATCATGTAGTCGAGAAGGTCGATAGTCATGGCATTCCCTTTTTGGCGGCGATCGCGACCATCTGTCGCTTAATGTCAAATATGCTCGCCGGATTAATGGCCTTGTTGTCAGAGTCTGATCGGTGTCTGATCAGAGTCTGATCAGACTCTGATCCCCAACGCTTATGATTTGCCTTCTGCGCGCCCAGGCTCTTGCTGGCCTTTATTTTTTCCTGCTCTTCGCGCACTTTCTTGAGCTTTGAGTTCACTAATCCACCGTTCCCGTCTGGGCCGAAGGCAGTTAGCACTTGCCGTAAAATGCCGTCGTAGTCCAAGCCATCCATCATCTCGTCAAAGCAGCGATCCTGAGGCATCTGCAACAAACGCCGGATAGGTTCTAGCTGAGCGCTGCGGCATTTATCGCACATGTCCCTTTGATGGCTCTGACAATCTTCGCAGGCTGGCGCAGGCGCCGGAATCGAGCCTTCGTCCCACTGGGTACGGAGCAGCTCTAGAAAATAGGCGCGCGCGACCGGCCCCATCAGGCGCACCTTCACATCGGTAAACCAGTCCCGGGTGTAGAACGGGAACCAGGCCAAACTGTTATGCATAATCACCTCCTTTGCCACTTCGCGACGGTCAAGGCGGCCTCCCAGGTTTCTAAATCGGGCGTGTAGTTCAGCAATTTGTAAGTTCCATCCGAGGCCAGCCAGCAGACATACAGGCTGGCCTCGTATTCGGTGAGCCACTGGTAAGCCGAGAGCTGGATTGCCCAGTGAGCTGCGGCGCACTTCGGGGTTTTGATGTCAACGATTACCGGCATGTCTTTGGCAAAGCGGCCGATCCGGTCGGGCGTACCGGCAACCCCCTGGCGGTAATAGCTCTCCTCGATCGCGAGCCATTCCGGCTCGATCTCTTTCAGGAATTTTTGATACCCCGTGACATAGCCAAGCAGGAGACTGTCATCAAGCCGAGCAAGGCTTATTCCAATGTCTTTGTCGATCGCGCTCGTCCAGGCATGGGTCAAATCGCCGATCATGCGCGCGTGTTCGACATTCGCCGCTGCGGATTCGGGATAGGGCTTGACGATGCCCGATTCGTGCAGCACATCGCTCACGCACAGACCTACCGGCTGCCCGTTGACGGTGTAAGTATGCGTGTCGTAATCGAGAATTACTTCGTCGCCGATCACGGCATCATCTCCGGTAGATCGGGTGGACGGTCTTCGGCCCAGGCCATGCACTCGTCGTACTTCTGTGGCGGCACGTCCCCGGTGTGCTCATAGCCGAGGCTTCCCAGGAACTCGCGGATCTGGGTGTCGGATTTATTGCGGGCCTTGGCTGCGCTCCAGAACCGTTGCCGCCAGGTGACCGGCTTCGGATCGCTCACGAACTCCTCGAGCTGTTGCGTCGACTTCTTTGGTCTGCCCCGGTGCTTCACCTCTGGAGGCGGCGGCCCGATCGCAGCCGCGCGCGCCTCCACCTCTTTGCCGCTCGCGAGATTGGCATCGTCGTCCAGCTCGCCCGCCAGCGCAACGAATGCCTCGAGCGAATAGCGGCGCGCAAAGGTGATCGAAGATCCGCAAGCCTGCGCCGTCCAGTCTTTCGTGGGCAGAAGCAGCTCGCCTTCGAACCACTCATCGGAGGAATGGCCGAGGAAAGTAATTACCCCGGCCTCCTTGGCCTCGCGATCCTTGACTGGGGCCTGGATTACAGCGATCTCTTCATCGGAGAGCGCATCGATGCAGGCATCGACCACCGCATTGAGATCGGAGTACTTCGATTTGTAAAACGGATTGAGCGCTTCCTTCTTAAGTTCTTTGAACTTTTTCCGGGCCCGCGAGAGCGCCGCCAGGATTTGTCCCACTTTCTCCGAGTGGCGGAAATTTTTGAGTTCCATATTTTCCTTTCACATGATCCGAGAGGTATTGATAGATCAGGACACCTGCATTGCCGCCGCCAAGACATAACGCGGTTACCTGGGGATCGAAGAGCGGGAATGTCTTCAGGCGATTCTGCAATTTTTCAGGCACGGTCATGACCGCGTTCTTCCAGCACTCTTCGTGATCGGAGAGCACCTTGGCGAGAGCCATCAGGAAGGGGAAAGCCACCTGGGGCGCGCGGATCTTCTTCGACACCAGGCGCAGGCCCCAGCAATGATCGACCACCTCAAAAAACTGGCTGGTGTTCCAGCGCAGGGCATGATGGTTATTCGCCGTCCAGCGATCGAGCGCGAGCACAACGTTGCGCAGCGATTGCACCATCCCTGGAGTGATGCGCGCATGGAGGCGCCCGATCACCTTTACCAGAGTGACAGCGGTAATCAACTGTTCGCGGTTCTGGTTCTGTGACCAGCACACGCGATTGAACATTGCGAAGCTGGGCTCGATCGAGAGGTCAACGAAGATACGCAGGGTGTGCGAATACTTCGCCTGGTTGCGCAGGATGATATTCGCGTTCACCTTGATGCGCGTCGAGTTGAGAATACAGAAGCGTTCCTCTTCCATTTGCTCGTTGGTATTGAAGTGGATAATCGCCCCGAGATGGGGGCGCGAACCCCGCTTCATCAGCTCGACCGCCCAAGCCCTCCGCTGCTGCCCGTCGATGATGTAGACGGGATCGAAGAGCGTGAACGTCCCATGTTTGTCCTCGAAGTTTCCGCCCCGCATTCCCAGATCGATATCGGGGCAGGCCCCAAAATTCATTGCTCTGCTTTTGTCGCCCATCTTTACAATAGGCAGGAGCTCTCGCTGATAGCTCCCTACCTTCAGAAATTCCAGACACGAAGGCTCGATGACTCCGCGAAGGATCACTACATCCTTCGCGAGCTCATCGAGAGCCCCATCGGTGACGATGATCGGATTTTTAGTTTTTTCAGTCATGCGACCAGCCTTATGTTTGAGAGTTCCTCTTTACCACCATCCTTCCAATTCACGATGTAATCGATGTCTCTGACGAAAGCGGTCGACCAGGGGATGCCATCGCGAAAGCAGATCAGAATTTTGGCTTCGAGCTTGATCTCGCTATTCCCCTGTTTTGCGTTGCGGCTTTTCCTTATGCGGCGTATCGCCATGAGCGCCGAGTTCGGCCCGCTCTTCAGGTGATCGGCGAGCACCTGCTCGCCCACCAGCAGCCAGAGCTCCTTCACCAGCTTGTTCCATACTCCCGCGCAATCGCCGAAGTGGCCCGGTCTTGGCATGTCAATCCTCCCTTCTCACGCGGAACAGCGCAGCCTGCGGACAGGTCGCCCAATGGGCGATCGCGGTGCCGTAGTTGACCGGCAGCTTCTTGCCGTGCGGAGTCGACCACCATTCGATATCGGCGCCGCAGGCACGGCACTCGGCGCGATTTGAAAGTTTATAACCCTGGTCGAGCATTTCCTTGATGGTTTGAGGAAAGGGCATCACTCCTCCTCGGGATACTCCTGGTTGCAGTCGTCGCAGTAGTAGACAACGTATTCCTGCACCCAGTCCCCACGGTCGGTGGGGGTTACGTCTCGCTGATGGCGCGCGTGGGTGGCCCCGGGCTCGCCGCAGTTATCGCACAGGTGATCGTCTTTGAACCTATGACTCACGTTGATTTCCGGTGATTTCTGGAAATCAAAACTCGCGAAACTTCTGACTACTTGTGACCACTTATGAACAAGTTAGGCCAACTGTGCTCATGGTTATGGTTTAATGTTTCGTAATACCAAGACCCCTTGTTTTCAAAAACTTAGTTGGTCTTGAAATCACCGGAAATCAACTGCCGCTCGCGCCCCTCAAAGGCCAGCTCGGTCATCTCGAGCTGCAACTTCTGCGCCGCTGGCGACAATTGCTTCCGCTTTCGCCCACGCCCGTAACGCTCGGTGGTCGCCCGCAGCTTGTGCCGCATGGACTGCCGTTGCGCCTCGGGATGCGCCCCCAGGTACTCTTCCGCCCAGTGGCAATGGGTATGCCTCATGATGTGCGTGTTCCACCGCTTGAGGCCAATCGCTTTCGCCGCCCGCTCGTAAGCTTGCGTGATCGCCGTCTGCGAGTATGGAGTCGCGCCGTCCCGGTAGGGCGAGGCGAAAATCCAATCGCTCGGCTCGGCGTAAGGCGTCTCGCGCTTCCAGCTCTCGAGCTCGCCGATCATCTTCGGCCCCAGCTTGAGCACCTTCTGCGACTCTGGCGTCTTGCACTCATGCACCCTGCCCCGCACGATGTCGCGCTCGACCGTGAGCGTGGCTTCGAGCGGACGGTAGTCGAACCACTTGAAAGCCCGGGCCTCGCCTATGCGCAAGCCGTGGGCTTCCGACACCAGCGCAATGATCGAGTAGGGCCGCTCGAGCCATGACTCGAAGGCCCAGAATTCCTCCTTCGACATGGGCACGGTTTCATTCACCACGATCGATGACTCATCGATGGTGACGTACTGCATGGGGTTTGCGAGAATCTGCGAAACCATGCCGCGCTTGGCCGCATACTGCCACAAGCGGCCAAGCGCATTGGCGATCTGCTTTTTGGTGTTCTGCGCGAGGTCGAGCGGCACCAGCCACTCCTCGACCACGCCCGCAAGCAGCGAGGTCAACGGCAAATGACCGAACTGCTGGCGAATGTGACGATGGAAGTTGCGATAGGTGACGATCGAAACCTCGCGCATACTCTGGTTGCGGCCAAAGCGATGGGGCGAAAAAGCGAAATGTTCGTAGCGTTCGATCACCCGATTGACCGTCCATTGCTCCGATTCGTGCTCATCGGCGAGCCGATCGGCTTTCTTCTGGGCCTCGACTTCATTGAGTTCATCGAGCCTGCCCAGAGTTCTGGTTGTGCGTTGTTTCGAATTGGCCTGCAGGCAGTTGGCGATCCAAGTGCCCTTCGACCGGCTGGGTACGGCTTTCCATTTCTTTTGGCTCTCCATTTTTTGACCCCTGAAGTAGAGAGCACAGTTGGCATGGCTCTAAGGTAGCACAGTGATGGTTGAGTATCCGCTCGATATCGGCATCGGTGAAACGAACGATGCGTCGCCCGCGAGTACCTGGCAGCCAGTGATAGGTAATCGAGTTAGCGCGCACCCAGCGCCTGAGAGTGGAAGCGGATACCTGCAGTTTTTTGGCGGCAACGGAGAGAGAAAAACACACAATCCTGTGGGGAAGTGACGATGACAACAGCAAAGCTCGCCTCGATTTTCTGGGCGTAAACGCTCGGAGACTGCACATCCTACAGCAGCTTCGGGGATTGCGTCCTGCTAAGGTTTTGGTTACCCCGGGGGAATTGAAAGGTTTTACGCCCAGAATCCGCACAAAACAAGGGGCTGAAGGTTCGTGATGCCCGGGTCAACTTTTGAGGGGGGTATTGATTTACTAACCTGCCTCTGTCAGTTTTGACAGTTGACGACCGTCCGAATTCCTCCTCAACTTGCCTGCTTGGCTCTAAGGTAGTAGCCTTTAAGCCTATGGACAGTCGGGAGATGGGCAAACTTGGAGGTCATGCCCGGGCCAGGAAACTGACCAAGAAACGCAGGCGCGAAATCGCCATCAAGGCTTCAAAAGCCGCAGTTCAGGCCCGCAAACGCCAGAACGGGAAACCCAAATCAAAATCCCGCAGGAGTAAAAATGGATGAAAGCAACTCACGAAAAAACCAACGGATCAACGAAGTCGCTATCTATACATTCGCCCGATGCGAACAGCTCATCGCAGATTCGGCGCGAAGCGCAAAAATACTTGAGGACGAGCTTGCCCAGCGGGTGGCAGAACTTATTCTTGCCCAGACGCACGGGTCGCTACTTCGGCCTCAGGATCATATGCCCGCACTGCGACGAAACGGCACCGGACACGATCAACCCCTGGAACCGGTGGAGGTGGCTGGCGGTGCACATCGCCGAACATCAAGGCGGATAGCAAAAGAAGAGTACGACAACCTCACCCGCACCGAGCTCGCGGCGGCGCTCAAAAGTCAGGGGCTCTCGACCGCTCAGATCGCGCGCAAGATGGACATCAATCAGGCCACCGTGCGCACCTATCTCGCGCGCGAAGGAATGGCCGAGATCGACAACCGCCATTCGCTCAAGGGCCGCAAGTACAAACCCGGGACGCATTGGACGCAGCAACCCAAGAACCGGGCCAAGCTCGCCAAGGTGATCGCCGATGCTCATGCCGCAAAAGTTCAGAAGCAAGCCCAATGAAACAGGAGAGTCAAAATGGACATGTTCTTGGTGGTGGGAGCGATTCTCGCAGCCATCATTGGCATTTACATAGCTGCGCTGCCCATTCGCTTTATCCTTGCCGTGATCCGCAGATTGGAACGGCGCTAATTCCCGGCTCATCGAACCTCACATCAGGAGAGAAAGATGCCACAGAAGCCCTCGCCCTACGTTCACAATGTTCGTTATTTACCCATCAAAAACTCGGTCGATGTGCGGGCGGCGGTCGGGCCCGAATGGCACCGGCTCGGCCTCGTACAAGTCCCGTGGGCTGCTGGCAAGGGCCCAGCGGGGCCTTCGGAAAGCACCAAGGCCCAATATCGCGAGCTGCTCACGGTCAGCTCGGAAACTTTGGATGCTGCGCTTGCGCTCATGGGCGCACACGCAGCCGCTCTCGTCGTCGCTGCTCTCGGGGCCATGGCGGGATGGGTCAGACTCGCAACTCACAAAGAGGGAGGTTGTCAATGAAACTTGCAGGCGCACTCATTGCTCTCATCGGGCTGGTGCAGGCATTTTTGTTTCTGATGTATCACCAGTGGGGCTACGCTTTCGGATCGGCCATGATCGCAGTCACCGGCCTCGTCGTCTACAGCCGGGAAACCAGCAAGCAGATTTTTGAGCGTGAGCTTCAACAAGAGCGCAAAAAGGATGCCATGCGCCATGCTGAAATGGAAACCGTCGCGCGCTACGGAAGAAAGCTATGACTTAACGTCTGCGCATCTTGATCGGCCCCGCTTTTGCCGGGGCCGTTTCTTTTGCTTTCATGGCTTTTTTTATCTCTTGGTTTCGCGCTTCCACTCCCGTCGCTGCTTTTGTCTCCGCTTCCGATGCTCCCATCAGCTTGTTGAGCTGATGGCTCAGCTCCTCGACGCGCGGGCCTGTGGGCGCAGGAGCTCCTTCCCGGGGATGCGCCGCTCTCCACTCTTGTTGGACTTTTATGAATTCATCCACACCCATGTTCGGGTCGAGATTCTTGGCCTTGAAATCATTCCAGAACTGCTCGGTTTCTTTGGCATTAAATTTCGGAACTTTTCCCGCCTCAACTGCCTGTGCATACTCGCTCATCTTCCCCTGCTGTTCTGGCGTATAACGTGATGCGGCCTCCGCAGACATACCGCCCACCTTCGGCTGCTCGGCTGGCTTGGCCGCCGATCTCGTCCAGGCTCCCTGTTTCTGAGCAGGGGTCAGCTTGCGCCATTGTTCGGGAGTGTATTGAGGCCGCCAATTGGGATCTTTCACCCATGGCGAGCGATCGGGGTGACCGGAAGGGCGATCTTCGCCATGGCGGAATGTTTCTTCTGCCGTGGGCGCAGCCCCCCCACCGCCTTTCGACTTGGGCGCGCGATCGAGTCCCTGAGTTCTTGCGTCGCGCCACGCCTGGGCCTGATCGCCCGCCGACATCTTGCCCCACTCCTCGGGAGAAAATTCCGAACGCAGAACATTTCCGACTCGCACCATCGGCGAGTAATCGCGTACCTCTTCTGCTGGTGGCTTCTCTGCTGCTGCCGGTGCTGCGGGAGCTGCGGCCTTCTCAGGCTGCATAGTTTCATAATCTTTTCGGCGTTGTTCAACCTCGGCTTCACGTTGGGCATCACGCGCACGTCCCTGTTTAATAGTTTCGGCAAGTGGACTCTCTTCTCCTCCCGCTCGCCGGATAGCTTCTTCGGGCGTGATCTCTTCCTCCTGGCCTGTGGGCGCGCGCTCTTCGCCTCTGCCACTGATGACCGGCTCAGCCGTAGCCCGGGCTTGGCCTGCGGCTACGCGCGCCCGAGCCTTACGCACCACCAGCGGAACCTCTTCGCCTGAGGGAGTTTCTGGTATTACGATCGGTTGCCGCCCTCCAGGCGTTGCCGGGGCTGCTTGTGCCGCTGGTGTCGCAGGAGCTGCCGCTGGTCGGGCTTCCGGCGGAAGATCGCGTGGATTAATCTGTCCTTCGCTCATCGCGTTTGATGCCGCAACCATCGCGTCATCTTCACTGAGCCCGGTATCGCGCGCCTGGTTGTAATGGGTTTCAAACTGGTCGAAAGCCGCTTGCGATTCTGGGCTCGAGAATCCGCCGAACTCTTCGCCAGCCGCAGGGGCGCCGCCTTCGCCTCTGGTTATGAGCGCACCCAGAATTTGTAACGCCGGAATTCCATACTTGCCCGCCGCTTGAACATAAGGATTTTTGAGAGTGGGGAATTTCTCTTCGAGATCTCTGCCGATCTGCTGACCAAGACTCAGCTCTCTTCCCGCCTGGATCTCTTGCGAGTGCCTCTGCATATTGCGAAGCCATTCCGGGCCCCACAAAGGTAAGGGAAAACCCAATGCCCTGCGTTCTTCTTCCGAGCCAGGAACCGGGCGTTTTGGCGGTTCGCGATATTTCCCGGCGGCTTGCTGCTGAGTTTCCTGTTCGCGCATATAGCGCGCGCGATTCTCTTCGGTGTATCGCTGAAAACCTGGTGTTTCCTCCCGCTGCGGCTGTCCTCCTGGCTGCCATTCCGGCGATCCCATCTGTTGCATGACCTGGGCAAGGCCGGATTCTGCGGTAGCTTGCGCCTCTAGAGGATCAGTTTCTCCGTGATTGATCTGGTCATCGGCACCCGCGAGATGCCCATAGATATTCATCACCGCCTGCGCGTAAGCATTGCCCGCCTGAATATTGTGGTTGGCGTTGTAATGGAAGATCGCCTCGCGCATATTGCCGCCATGCTGATTTAACAGTTGGCGCAGTAACTTCGCCCCCATCCTGACATTCGTTTTGGCATCAAATGCCTGGTCAAATGGCAGTCCCTGCGGATTGTCCTGCGTCCTGGTCATGGCCTTCCAGGTTCCCGGGGTGAATTGCATGAGTCCCCGTTCGCCGCCCTGGCCTACCGCCTGCGGATTGAAGCTTGATTCCTTGGCCATGATTGCGGTTAAGAGTTTGGGCTCGATATTAAATTCATTAGCGGCATCGAGAATGCCCTGTTTGAGTTGAGCAGGCGCGCCGCCCAGATGACTATGCCGCTGGCCAGCTTCGCCTATTGCCGGTTCCCATGGCAGGCGCATTCCGGTTGCGACATCCCAGGCATTCTGCGAACGAAACTCCTCCGTCCCGGGAATACGGGCGGCCAGAGCTTTGTCCATTATGTTTTGGACTGCACCGCCTATGGTGCGAGTTATCGGGCCCGGGGAAGGAGTAGCTGCCTGCTGTTGCTGGGTGAAGAAATTAGCCGGTAGAGTTTGAGGCGGATCTGGGGCCGCCGGTTGAGACGGAGATTGAGCAAAGGCATTAGCTGGCAGGGTAGCTGGCGGCTGCGCTGCCGTTCCTTGCGGCTGATCCTGTCCATTGCTCATTGCATTCGTCCCTGGCGCACCCATTGAGTGCCGTCGAATGTGTAAGTGTAATTCTGATAGATCCGGCTATCGCCTTTAGTCGGAGCTCCGGTCAAGGCCGGTTGTCCGGTCATGTCTTCAAATTGTTTGCGGATCTGACTGGTGGTGGGCATCCCTGTCGGCAGGGGTATCGATTTCTCGACCATCTGAATGTTTTCGTTGAATTCATTCAAGCGGCGCGCGACATCCTGGGGATGGAAATCCGGGGTCAGTACTTGCTGTAACTCGATATCCATCTGTTCCTTGGTAAATCGCTGCGAGGCCAGGGCGCGCATGTATCCGAGCATTGCCCCCCTGGTTCGCTGGTAACCGTCCAGCATGTCTTTGGCTTGATCCGATAAAACTCCATAGGCTTCCGCGCGCGCACCTCGACTCAACGATTCCATTGCCGTACTTATCCCCGGGATGTCAATTTCCCCGCCTGGGCCAATCTGCACCTTGAGGTCGAACAGACCGGCCTTGTCGAGATAGGTTCTCATATTGGCGGAATCGCCAAACTTAGTGAGCGACGGATCTGGCACTCCATCTCGCGTCAATACATTGGTGGTCGCGTATTTGTTGGCGGCCTGAAAATAGCGGCTTACGTTCAGTTGCGCATCATTCAAGACGCCCTGGCGGGCCATGGCGTCTTTCTTCTGCGGTTCCGTCCATTTGGTAAAGCTGGCTACCTGTCCCTTTCCGATCGCCTCTTGCCGGGTTCCTTCAATTGTCCTTCCAGTAGCCGCATCGTAATATGTCCCCGTATCCTGCAATCTTTCGGCTTCCTTGGTGGCCAGGTTCGAGACTCCGTTCTTGCGCATCGATTCCCGGGTCGCGAAAAAGTCTTTCACGTTCATGCCCGCATGTCCCATGAGGGTGCCGATCTCCCATTGGCCGGTCGCCGGATCGAGATAGGGATAATTGATCGGCGTGTCTTTACTGAGAGTGGCATTGGGATCTACTTTCACCACCTGCCAATCCTTTACCTTCCCATCGGCATCGTGGGTATAAGGCATGGCCCAATACTGTCCCTGAAAGTTCGGGTCTTTCATCATCAGATCGTGCTGCATGTCGGTTGCCTGCTTGCGCGCATCCGCTCCCGACATGGTTGCCATACGGGTCGCCCAGCCCTGCTCGAGTCCTGTCTTCACCGTATTCACATCATCCAGCGTCATGTTGCCTACGAGAGCATCATCGAGCTGCATACTCATCATGTGGTATTGCTTCTGATTCATGTAGGACTGAGCCATCAATGCCTTGTCCTGCTCGACCTTCGACAACGAGTCCCACATCTGCTGCTGCTGTTGCTGCTTGTAGAGCGCGATGTTCCCGGGCTGCGCATTCACCAAGCCCTGAGCAAACAGCGAACCTGGCGCCCCGTACAATGGCGCATTTGCCTGGGCCCGCATTCCGGCTCCCAGGCCATCGAGTAACACGCCAGTAAGTCCGGTAAGCAAGCCACCGTGCCGTTGCGCCTGCTGACTGAGCGTAGGCTGGGCCATCGGTTGCGCCATCGGCATCCGAGTCATGGTCTGCGGCGGGGGGAATTGCGGCATCTGCTGCGGAGTCGCACCCGGCGGCACACCCATAGGGGGCATCGGCATACCGCCGCCTTCTAGCGGCTGCTGCGCCTGAGCCAGCGGATCGAAATCCGGCGGCTGCCCTGTACCTTGCTCTACGTCCAATGCGTCGTCGTCTGGCATTAGCTGAATCCTGGTAACCCGGCGAAGATGCCCCCGGGGAATTGTGCCGGTATTCCCGAAAGCGGCGAGTTAGGCCCCACAGTCGGAAGCGGATTCGGGTTCACGTTATAAGCTCCAGGATTGGGCGTATTCCATGCCGCATCCCCGCCGCCTGGTTGCTGGAACATACCGGCGAATGGACTTGAACCACCACCGCCGCCGCCAGCGCCACTTATCCCTCCACCTACCGCGCTCATAATCGGCCCCAGGATCGGGCCGATCCCCGGGATCATGGTTGCCAGCGGGCCGAGCGCTCCCAATATCCCGCCGAGTATCCCGGAAGTTGGTGATTGCTGACCATAGAAACTCTTTGCCTGCTGTCCCTCCATGCCGGTCAAGTTGGCGGCGAGCTGGGCGGACTGCGGGAGCTGGCCGAGCGCCTGCTCGGCGCCCTGCAGTCCACTAAGTCCAAATTCACGTTGCTGCGCCTGCTCCTGGGCGTTCTGAATATTGATGGTATTGAGCCCCTGCGCTTCCTGGCCCGCTGCGGTCTGCCGCGCGGCGGCAACCAGTGCCGCTTCGGGCCCCGAGCCCAGGCCCGCCATGTTTTGCGTGGCAAATTGGTTCTGCAGGTTCCCCACCTGGCTCGAGAGCTGCGAACCTATATTGCCGATCAAGCCACTTCTCATGCTGGCAAGCGCCGTGGCGCCGAAACCAGGAGGGTTATTCACGAAACTTTCTAACTGGGGAATGAGAAAGTTATTCAGTAGTCCCTGCTGCTCTCTAAACTGGAGATTCATCCAGTTGTTCATGTTCGAGAGCTCATACCCTAATTGGTTCCAGGCGGTCGTCTCGGGCCCGGTCATGTAGCAATAACCGTCGTATGCGGCGTACCCCTCGCCGCCCCAGTTGAGTTTCGCAAGTGTTTCTTGGAGCGTCATACTGCCCTCAGATTGCTGGCCTGAAATGTACGGTTATTCTCAAAAGCCGTAACCGTGATGTTATTCACCGTTCTCCAGCGCAGATCGTAGACATGATATTTACGCAGAGCGGCGCCGGTATCCACGTAAGTCCCCGAAACCAGGCTCTGCACATTGCCGCCGCCCGTCAGTTGGCGATACTCCTGCGAAATCTTCTGCCCGTCACGAAAGACGGCGAATGCGGGCGACGCTTGCGTAGCCGTCGAGATCAAAACCGTAAACGTCACCTGGACTTCGGAGTCGACAAACAGGCTCTGCGCCATATTGGGCACTACTCTGAAGTTGCCAAGCGCGGTCACCGGATTCATGGCCTTCCCCGATGGCGAGACGATCGTAGGCGAGACAAACCTGGTGGCTGCGCTCGAGCGCACCGTGTTTACTGTCTCGGCAGTTACGCCGATCGAAGGGATGTTCCACCCGGCGCGCCTGCCGGTCGATTGCGAGGCGAAGGCATAGTCGATGTGGGTCAACTGATCCCAGGTATCAAGGCTCGAGACGATCGGGCGCGCCACGATGTCGGGCTGGATATTCGCCCCGTTCATCTGGGTTTCATCCGGCTGCACGATGCGCGCGTTCGAGTTGAAGTTAGTCGCCATTACCTTCCCTGGATCTGGGGCAGTTGCCCCGCTTGGCCGAGCGACGATCCGCCGGTGGTTTGCGTCCCGCCTAATGTCCACGCGAAAAGCTGGTCAGGATTCCCATCAGCACTAAAATCAATGCGCAGAAAAACAAAATTGGCATATTCGGAGTAAGTGGTATTTTTCCAGGTGTAGCGGTTGGCCTGATAGCTCAGGCTGGGCGTTGCCGAGAGCTCCGGTGGCTCGCTCGAGGTGATGCCGAGCAACTGAAACTGATTGGCCGCCATGGGCACGATCTCATTGGGCAGAATGCTCGCGAACTTGACGGTATCGGTCGAGGCGGTCGCAATTACTATGTCGCGCATCTGCGCGAGGGTCAGAAAATCGGCCACCGGGATCGGCCCGAAGATCACATTGCAGGCGTAGCCGAAACCCTCATCGCGAAAGCTTGTCAGATCCCTGAAGGTAATCGTCTGATTGACAGCAGGCTTCCCTCGCCATAATTGCCAGATCCCGGGCATGACTTCCATCGACTTGATCGCGCCCACCCCGCCGATCGGCGCCTGGATGGTGGCCCAGGCTTGCAGCTCCAAATTGTAGGGATAGATGAAGGTTGAGCCATCCGATACCAGAAGCCAATTCTCGGTTGCCGTGAAGCGATACTGCGCAACATAAGCCAGCGAGGGATCTACCGCCTGGATGCGATCGGCGATATTCTGGCTGATCGAGGTAAGGCCATTCGGATTGATAAGCAGTAACTGCCGGTCGGTCGTATACAAATAAATATTCGAGCCATCGGTATCGGCTGCCGTCCAGGTTCTCATGCCAATGTCGAGCATAAAGTCATTGACAGTAAAGCTTGCCGTCGAAAACCCGCGCACGATGTAGATGTTATCGGTGCCGATGATAATCATCCCATTCGGAGTCGAGAACTTGCGGATGATCTGACCGCCTGGGATGGTGAACACATAGGGCGGGAACCAGGACTCCTCGCCCGATCCCATGGTGACATCGGGCCCCGAGGCAAAGAACAGGCGATTGCCCTGGTGCATCCACAGACGCCCGCCGAACCAGACAGGATCGGTCGCGCCGAGCACTGGCGGATCGTTGAAGAAGGGCAGGGGCGCGATGTTCGCTAGCTGCAAGGCATCGTCATCGGCGGTATCGATGATGGTGTGCGAGGGCGGGCCTGCGCCACCCGAGCCGTCGTCTGAGTTTGGGATCGGCGAGTTAGGCAGCTCGAAGAACGGAGTACCGCCGCCATCGGTCGTCCTGAACACATGGATCTCGTTCACCTGGGGATCGGGAGATACGCGCACCACAATGCCGAATTGTGAAGGAGTGGTGAATGGGCCAAGCAGGGGCGAGGCGAAGCTCGGGCTCGAAATGTGGCCCGAAGTACTATTGCCATAACAATAGACCCACTGGAAACCGGTCTGCGCCGTGGTGCCGTTGGGATCGGCGGTCACATTGATTGTGTCTGGGCCATCACCGATAAAAAAGACATTCACCAGCACACTCTGGATCGAAAAGTTGGCATTGACCGCAGAATTATTGACTGCCTGAATGCTTACCCCGAAGTCCACCTCGTTTATCTGCGAAGGGCTCCAGTTGGCATTCCAGAGATCATTCGATCCGCCGAGCACCACCGTGCCGACATTCGAAGGCAGGGTAATGAACCTGGTCGGGCCTATGACCTGGCCATGGCGGGTGAGGGCTACATTGAGGCCGATCCCATCGCCCTGGCTCTCCATGCCGGTGATATTTACCTGGATGCCGGTCACATGATTGTCGGGCGCTGTCGCTAAACCGAATCCATAAGTGCGGAAGAAAAGATTGTCAGAGACGAGCGGCTGCGAATCGGCGGGGATCGAATAGAAGACCGTGAGCCGAACCACATCGATCCCCATCACGATCTGAAAATCCGTAGGATTACTTACAACGATCTCCAGGCCAAATTCGGGATTGTTGATATCCCCTACCGTCCAAGTCGTTCCCCACAGATCAGTCGCGCCGCCGGAGGTAAAATCCGCATCGCCCACGAAGGTTTGGCTGCCCCGGTTCGCGCCTATCGCCGTTCCCGCCTTCATCAACTGGAATACCGGCAACTGAAACGTAAGATTGCCGCTCGGCGCGAAGCGGTTCGAGAGGAATGCTTCCGCCTGGATGCCTTCCACCACCGCATTTGCCGGGAGCAGGAAATTAAAACCCATGGCCTTGAAGACTGGGCTGTTCGATTGCGGATCGAGGCTGACGGTTGAAAAATTGCCATCCTGAACTGCCGTATTCTGCATGTGTTGCCACATGCCTTCCCAGGCGGTGGGCGGGCTGGGGCCTTGCGTGGCGGCGCCCAGGTTGCGCGAGAGGCTTACCGTCGATGGCGGGCCTATAGTCCATGCCACGCCTTCGCTCGAAGGCAGTTGCATGTCCTGGATATTTGCCGGTGAGTTAAAGCCGGTCTGATTGGCGGACGCAAATACATCGATACCCCATTTGGTTATCCCCTGCGCGCCCGCTGGCGAGTCCCACTTATTCATGAAGCTTTCATTTGCTATGTATAAGTAGGCCCCGACTTGCGCGAAAGTAGACAAGCCAGGAGTAGGCTTCATGTTGGTGCGGCTAAGATCGGGCAGGATAAATACCAGGGGAACCGGCGCCGCCGAGCTATTCGAAACGATCTGCACGATCTGCTCGGTCGAATCCACCATGTTGTAGACCTGGCCTGGGAAATTACCCGGCTTGAAGGTGAAAAAGTTGATGGGCCTGCCGTTGACCGGGGTGGAATTGACCGAGGAGTAGCCCGGTCGCCGGTTGAGCGTCAGCCGATTCGATGGTTCCATATTCAGGCCATCCTGAATCGCATCGTAAAGCTCGATGATGCGCCGCCCCATGGTGCGGATGGGCACGATGAGCGGATTTCTGTAGCTGTACCATCCCGTATAAAATCGCGAAATCTGCAGCGGTGCTGCTTCACTGATATGTGCCATCTATGCCAGAGTTGCGAGTAACGTAATGCCCACGCTATGCGCCGTGGGATCTGCGCCCGAAGTAACAAACATGTCGATTGCGTCACCTGGAGCCAGAGTAAAAGGACTAGCCGTCCCAAAGGTCGCCGTCTGATTGACGTTCAAGGTTATGGTTCCGATCGTGGTTGCCGCACCTACCAGCGGAATCAAATCAACCTGCACCACTACGGGAGCAGTGGGCGCACCAAAGATGCGCGCGAAGCTCCCCACGAAGTTGCCGGGAAATGCCAGAGCCTGCGCCGCCACATACAAGTCCGAGCTATCAGCCGCATTGCCAGGAGGTGTCAGCAGCTTGAATGGAGCAGCGACTTGAGTGGTTACTCCTGGGGTTGAAGTACCCAGGAAATTGACCGCCGCAGAGTGAGCCGTAGCATCAGCCGCAGAGGTAATGAAGAGATCGAGCGCATCGCCGGGATTCATGGTGAAACCCGGGCTTGCGCCGATCGTGACCGTCTGATTAGTATTGAAGGTAATGGTGGTCAAGGTCGATGCTGCCCCGGTAAGCGGCACGAGATCGAGCTGGGCGGTAATCGGGTTGGTCGGGGCCCCGAAGATGCGCCCGAAGCTCCCCAGGAAATTTGCCGGGAAGCTGAGCGACTGGACGGCGACAAACAAATCCGAGCTGTCGCCGGATGCGTTCGGAGGAGTGAGCAGTTTCAACTGCGCAGTCGCCGCCACCAGTGGCCCGGGAGGGCCAGGAGGGCCTTGCGGGCCAACCGGCCCCTGCGGCCCGGGAGGGCCTTGCGGCCCAGGCGGCCCGGGGACGCCCTGCACCTGAATCGCGCCCGGTATATTGACCGGCGAGTCACCGCAGATCGAAGAGAGGCGGGGCCCGAACACCAGGGTATTGAACTGATCGGTGACGATGATCTGATACTGCGAGCCCTGGAACATCAACTCATCGTTGCCCCATATGCGCGTGTCGTCGGGAATAATGCCGCTTGAATCGAGCGGTATCACATACAATCGGGGCGCATTGCGGGTCGAGCCGCCTATCAGCGACTGCTTGTCGAGCATAAGCGTCAGCTCGCCGTTAGCTGCGTTTGGGAACTGTCCCGTTATTACTTTCATCGCGTTTCACCAAATTGACCTGCAGGTCACTTACCGCATTGACGTAGTGCCGGATATAGAACTGCTGAGTTTCCTGACTCTTCTGGGCGGTTTCCATGTCGAGTATGTAGCCGTAGTTGAAATCGAAATCGCATTTGCCCAGGTAATGCGTGAGCTTGTTCTGCACCCGCCAGTCCTTGTTGAAGTAGAGAAACGAATTCTCAACCAGCGGCGGCCACTGATGCGTGGGATCTTGGATCGCGCGAGGACTCGACCAATAGGGGGTGACGATGGTCGCCTTGCCGCCAGGAATCAGGATGCGATAGAGTTCATCCATCCACTTGATGCGCAGGGGGCCGGGAACATGCTCCAGGAAATGGGAACAGAACACTTCTTCAGTGCTAGCGTCTTTGAAGGGCCAGGGAAATTTCATAAGATCGACCTGGTAATCAGCAGCAGCGAAAAGATCGACCCCAAGAAAGCCTTCTCTTTTATTCTCTCCACAGCCAAGATCGAGCTTGAGAGGCGGGGCTTTACCGTTAAGTTTTTTCATGACAGTTCACCACATCATTCCAGTGGCTACGTCGAGATGCCCGACTTTGATCCTCGTATCGCAGGCAAAGCGATATCCTTCTCGGCCAGCATTCTCGAAAAACCATAAGTCCTGGGTATATTGCTTGCCGGTTTCCTGCACCGTGCGGAACCAGGGGCCGGGGAGCTTCCTGAACATACTCAGCCGGAAAAGATTGAAACCCATACCCAGGCCATTGCACTCCTGCAGGCATTCCGGTTTTGGCACCTGTGGTATAAAGTTCTTCGGCATCGTATGCGGATCACCATAAATCATGGGTTGACCACCCTCACCCTTAGTCCAGTAGAGTCCCCCGACGCAATCGAATTTTTCGATACTCTCGTAAAGTTTCAGGAGTCCATCGGTAGGTGGGGCGTTGTCTTCCTCTGTGGTGAGCAGGTATTTCCAACCGCGCAGCTCGGGGTGGTCGAGGATCATCTGCACTGCCGCCTGGTAGCCAGCGCCCACTTCTTTGCCCTCAATGAAAAGCGGGCCGACCATCTTTTGATTCATCGGTCGCATGAGCCCCATCCATGAGCTGAATATGCGCGTCGGAAGCATTCCCCGGGTAACCGAGATCCATACCGTAGAAAGATCCTGATAACTCTTCGCCTGGTGCAAGCGATCGCGCGCCAAGCTCAGGTTGGCGTTGTGGAAGCCGATCTGGTCTTCGAGCTTAGGAACCAAGGCGCCTCCTCAGATCGACCAGTGATCCCGAAAGCGATACGCACAGATCGCTCAATGAGCGGATGCTCTCCATGGCGGCGGCGACCCCGGCAACATTGATGGTGAGGTTCCCGAAACCCGCTACTGGCTGGTCAGCAGAAAGAGTCACGCCAGACCCCGCCCATAGTCCCAAAAAGGGTTGGATACCTAAAATAGATGTGCCCAACGTAGCGCCCCCGCTTAGATGATCCAAAGTAAGAACCCAACCCTGCTGTATGGCATCGATGGTGACGGTAGTGCCAAAGGGGCTGACGGAACTTGCAGTCGTCATGGTTATATTGCTTCCGGCAGTAACTTCCAGCCTGGGTACATTGATAGTGAGATTGGCGGAACTACTGACGGTAACATTTCCGCTGAACGATACATTCTGCCCCGCTCGAAGCTGTAAAGCCCCAATGGGCTGGGGCGAGTTAGGCCCAGCCGCGCTTCCGCCCACAGTTGAAGCTGCCAAATAGTTGAACTGGGGATTGGGCAGGCTCACCGTCATTCCTGCACTGTCCGTAGCCGTAGTAAAAGTTGAGCCCATCCCTCCCATAGCGAGCTGCAAACGATTTGAAACCGTTGCTGCACCTGCGCCAGCGATAAATCCCGCAGCGTTCGCGCTGATCGTAGCCGTAGTTCCAACTGAGTTGGTAGCCTGAGTGATTCCGATATTGTCACTGGCAACGAATGAAACATGACCCATGGGGGAGCCGGTGATCGTGGCGGTGGTTCCAGAAATATTGGTAGTTTGCGTGATGCCGATATTTGCTCCCGGAATCAATGACATTTGCGCTCGGAGGCTGGTCTGATCCCTGGCCCCAATCCATACCTGGGCGACACCGGGGCCATTGTCAAAGAGACTTAAAGCAATATTGCTAGCCGCAAAAAACCCTAGGGTAGAGATATCGGCAAGGCTCTGTTGCCCAGCCGTTGACCCTCCCGGGCCAAATCCCACCATGGTTACAAGGGGTATTCCGGCGCTTCCGCCGCCGCCGCCTCCACCGCCCGCGCTGATGGTTGCCGTCGTACCCAGAGAATTGAAATTCTGGATGATGCTGACATTCGCGCCGGGAACGAGGGAAACTGATCTCAACCTTTCGCCGATGATCGAACAAGTCATCGATCCGGCAGTGGTGCTGTAGGAGAGCGTGATGTTCGAGCCAGCGGCGAGAATAAGCTGATTGCTTACCGTCACCGTGTCCGTACCCGCAGCACCATTGATGGCGCCAGCGCTCAGCCCGGGAATCCCATTGATCGAGAGGGTCAGGCTATTCTGGCTTAAAGATCCCGAGAGCGATATATTCGAGCCACCTGCGAGAATGAGCTGATCGGATACCGTCACTAGATCCGTTGATACTCCGTTTGGCCCGGTGATCGTCGCCCCCAGCGCGCCCCCTACCAAGGTAGGCGAGGTCACTATCGAGATCGAAGCAGCCTGGTCGGTAGGTGGAATGGTCAGGATCGGAAGCAGGGCGTTGATGTTTACCGGATCTGGCCCGCTGATGATGATCCATTGCGGCCCCCATATTAAGCCACCCCCAAAGGCAGTAACCGTAGCGGTGTAGTAAGTCCCGTCAGGACTCAGTTCATCGTTGGCCCAGACCCTGGCATCCGACTTAAGCGCGCCCTGCTGAGTAAGCGCGAACGACACCTCGCGCGGGGCCACCTGGTTGGTGTTCTTGACCACCGCATCCTGATTGAGCTTCAGATGCAGTTTTCCCCATTGTGCGAGATTGCCGCGCGCGTCTTGCCAGATGCCGGTGATGAATTTCACTAACCACCTCTGAGCATAGGTAAGTCTGGGAAGAAAGCTTCGTGCCGTTCCTGCTGCTGGCGTATGCCGAGCGCGCGCGCGATGTCCTGCTGCCACTTGGCATCAGCCCCGGGCGCGCGTGGGTCTTCGGCGTGATCGAGGGCCTTGGCATACACACCGCTGCGCAGCACATAGGCGAGCTCGTCGGGCCAGGGCGCCCAGTTGTCATCGAGATGAGTCTTGATCGGCGGACGCAATTGAAAAAAGATCAAGACCCGCCATATCTGCGAGCTCGGAACCGGCCACAGGCGAATCAGAACTTCGTGCATGGTGCTCGGGCCGCAATTTTGTATATTTTCGAATTGGACGGTGACCTTGAAAGGCGGCTGTACGATCGACTCCTGCGAAAGCGAAGCCACCACCAGGATCTCACGCACCGGCTTCACAAATGCCGTACTGAAAAAATCCTCGAGCGTGGATCGCTCGAGCCAACCAATGTTGTTGATGCCCTGGCCACCATCGTTACTCATGCCGGATGTGGCAAGCTCGAAGGTGAAACTATTGATCGATGGAACCGTATCGATCATGAATGTCCCGTTGTAGTTCGCCTGTCTGGCACCGGCAATGGTGACAAAATCGCCGGGAGAGAAGGGAAGCGGCATCTGCGATGTCCCCTTGCCGCGAATGCCAAAGGGGGCAAATCGCGAGTAAGTGGCGAGCACATGGGTGGCATCCAAAGGCATCAGTCCTGGCGGATCGGTGAATTCCGTATTGAGCTGAACCCATGCCTTGGTGATGCGAGTGCCCGAGATCGAGGTATCGACTATCGCGCTCGTTCCCGATAGCCAATAATCCTGCTGGTTGGGGATGGTGGTAAATGGCGGCACTTCCCCTTTGTTGAACGTCCAGTTATTCGGGGCGCTCAACAAGGTTTGCAGCGTGTCATTGCAAATATCTAACGCAGGCTGATTGGGCACACCTCCAACGTTGACGAGCTGGATCATCCTCGTCCTCGTCCTATTGAAATCGACTACGCTGCGTAATGAAAGTGTCGAGCTCACGCCGTCTCAAATATGTGAATATTTCCCGCTGGATGCGTGGGAATGCGCACCAGCATCGAATATGCCTGCCATATCTCATCCGACAGACATTCCTTGCGGATCGGCGAGAAGTCAGTCCCGCAGTGCGGGCAATGGCCTCGCCTATTCCCGTCCGACTGGCTCGCCCAGGCAATCACCGAGCAGCCCGAGAGCACCGAGCCCGGGAGCTGGAGGTGGTTGCAACTGTGAAAGCGAGCGATCGCGAGCTTGATCTTGTCCTGGTGCATCTGCCGGTTATGCTCGCGCCACCTCTTGGCGCGAGCTTCAAGTTTTTCGTCTTTAACCGGCTTACGGGCTTCGAGGATGGCGCTGGCAATCACCTGCGCCATCCTGTCGTTTGGCTCATCGGGCTCAGGCTTCGGTTCACCTGGCGGGTGCGGGCGCGAGGGATCGGGATGCGGATGGGTCGGATCGTGCGGCTTAGGCGGTTCATGCGGCTTACTGGGAGTCGAGATTTCAGGCATGATTTCTCCTTACAGTTCAAATACGACCACATTGACTGCGCTTGCAGCGGTTGAAGTAGTGCCGCCCACGCTTATCTGCACCTGGAGCGGAAAGCCGAGCGATCGCGCGCTAACGGACGGCAGCATGAAGGCGGTGACGGGAGTTCCCAGCGGATCGGAGTACGCCTGGAGCGCGCCCAGTCCCTTGAACTCCCGCTTAAGATCCAGAGTGGTTGAGGCTGCGAGCGCAACTCCAGAGAAGTACTGCGCCGCTCTCGGCGGAAATACATTTTGTACCCGGTTCTGCACACTAGGGGCTAATGCCATAACTAGACTCCTATAATCGTGAATACCAGCCACCGCGAGTTAGCCGGGATGGTTCCCGTGCCAACTGTGGTGATAGTTAGAGTAGGTGGGCTGGTAGTTACATCAATCGTCGCGCCCTGGATGCCGAGCGTTGTCGGCAGAGCATTCGAGGTGCCCAATCCGGGGACGATGCCCGGAAAGCCCGAAGGACTCATGCCGGTGAGCGCCTGTTGCTCGGGAGTGAGCGGCTGCAACGCCAGGATCTGCGGAATACCGGAAGCGATATCGGCGTTATAAGCCTCAAGCGCCTGCTGATCGACCTGCTGGCGGGACTGGTTCTCGACCGGCATACCCGCGAACTGCGGCTGCAGTTCGGTAATGGTGATCGCCGCTGGCGTGATCCCGGCCTTCGCTTCCGGCTTCTCGCCATTCTTCTTCTGCGCGCTCGATGCGAAGGGCCCAGGAGCTGCTCCCGGGGGCGCAACCTTGGGCGGAATGACAGCCACGGCAATAGGTAACTGCAATTTGGCGAAGAGATCGCCAGCGCCGTGGATAGGAATGTCAGCCGCGAGCGCACCCGCCGCAGTGATATCGGCAGGATTGGTCAGTAAGAGCCACGCGGGCCCGGGAGCAACCGAGTAATTGGTGGAGAGAGCAACCAGCGGATCGGTGGCCTGCCGGGGTTGAGCTGCTCGCGACTGCGGCGGCTGCTGCTTGCCGCCTTCGTGCGGCTTAGATGGTTCGTCTTTCTTCTCGGGCTTGGGCTGGCCGAGGCCCCCGAAGCCTCTGAGCGTCGATGATTCGAAATTCGGTGTAGTAGCCATGTTGCCTCTCAGTTCTTGAATTTTCTGGTCTGCCGGTCGAAAGCCTCGGAGGCTGACGATTCGTAAATGGGGAAATGCTGCTGAACTTGCTTCCAGGTTATTAGCCGCAATTTCAGCAGGCGGCGCAGCACCTCGCGCCAGCCATAGTCAACGGGCGGCTTCGTGCCCACCCAGGCGATGCGATCCGATGCATCGGTAAATACCTGGCTGAACTCGCGCACCATGCCTTTCGCGAAATGGGCCCCGGTATAGCACTTGAGCTGCCCAAGCGACGAGGGATAGTACAGGCTGATGCGCTCATGCTTGAATTTGATCGAATCCTCGGCCCAGATAAGCGGGTTCATCAACTTGATGCGGCTGATGAGCTCGTTCGAGTGGATGGAGATCGCCCGCCGGTCTTTCTTCCACTCGTCCTGGTCGGGAATGCGATCGCGCGCAAGCTGGCGATCGGTGTCCTCATAGAGTCGCGCGAGCTCCTCATCAGGCATGTACCGATTCCTCCTTGGGTTTTCGCAGAATGTCGCAGTAATAGCCCAGGCGGGTGGCATATACCGCAATCACTCCACTTGGCTCGATCGGAGTCGAGTCGTAATCAACGCCATTCCCCTCGCCGCACATATATCTCCACATCCATTGCAGCAAAGAGCCATGCAGCACTAACACGATCGGGAAAGGTTCCTCGAAAGCGATTCCCGTATACTTCAGTAAAGCTGTCATTCCCCGTTCGCCAGCGCTCCCCCAGCTCTCGCCACCGGGAGGAACAATATGTGGCTGAAGTTTGAGTTTTCGGATTTCCGCGTGATTGGCCGAGATAATTTTGCCTTCCAGATCACTGCCCACATCCCAGCTCCTGAGAAGGATGTCCTGGTGGACTTCGAGATGGTGGGGTTCCGCGATAGAAATGGCCGTCTGGTAAGTGCGCTCGAGGTCGTCCGAATAGACGGCACTAAGCTTGATATCACGAAAGAAATCGGCGAGTTCGCCCGCTTCCTGTTCACCCTCCTGGTTGAGCGCGACATTCTGCGTTCCACGTATCCGTTCCTCGATGTCAAGATCGACCAGGGCATGGCGAACTAGATACATGATGATTTCGCCGAATTTAGATTCATCCATCAACTGATTGAGCTTTCGGTTCTGATTTCAACAAATCGGGGATGGAGTCCTGCGGCTTGCGGGACTCGCATGGCGGCATATTTGAAGTTGTAGGCACAGCTTGCACCAATAACTCGCGCTGGGTCAGCCGCACTGGGTTCCCAGTTTCTAACGATAAGTTGGAAGTTTCGTTGCTCGGGGATTTCTGTAGCTCCGAGAGAAACACTGAATACAGCGTCTTGCCCGACGATGAGGGTTCCGAATGCGGTAAGTCCCGCTGCCGGGGTGTCCTGGTAGATGCTCGCGGTTGTCGTTTCAATGAACCTCACTCCAGCGATATCGATAACTCGATATCCCTGTACGCCTCTCATTAATTCTTCCGAACCTTCCTTGTGATACTTGAGTATGTCAATTATGCCCCCGGCCACATTGTCGTTCATTAAGTCAAAAGCAACGACCGGAGATATAATTCCCGCGAAAAGACCGTCTGCCTGCGGTCTTACATCCAAACCACGGAGATGAAATACAGCCTGTCTTACTAAGGCCGCACTTAGGAACTCATCTACCGCACCCAGTAACACGGCTGCGGGATCGGAGGCCGCCTGCGATTCAAACTCCATGCGCGCGAGCGTGTTGGCAGTAAGTGCAGCCCGAAAACCCATTTCCGCTGCGGTATTTTCCACGATCGGGTCGATGGCGGTTTCGACTAACAGGTCGGAGAACGACGCGAAATCGAAATACTGATTAACGGTAACGTTACGGATAGAAGTGGTCGGAGCAATCCCCGTTCCCACAGTGCCCTCAACCCCTGGCGTGACATTGGCGGGCAGAAGATCGTAACCAAACAATTGCAGAGTCCTACCGTTACGATCCGGTAACTTCCGACGCGATGTAACCGCCACGAAGGGAAGATTAGGTTTGAGATTTTCAACGGCCACCCTGTCGTAATAGATTGAAGCTAAATGCGTAAGTCCTGATGTGCTAGTGAGCACACTTGCCGGTTGGTAAGCCATAGCCGCATACCTTTCGTCAACTAGGTTTAGACGACGGCTCCCTTACCCACTTATAAGCGAGTTGGCGTCTCACTTATTAGCGGTGCCGGGAGCTACCTAGCCGATCGCGACTGCCTCCACAACTGCTCAATACGAGCCTTTGCTTCAGCGGGGCTTAACTGCGCAATACGCGCAGCTTCGGCATTTACGTCGATCCCTCCACTTTCATCGCCAGTAGGGGCCCGCCCGCCAAGGCTGGGCCTCACAAACGATGGTGGAGCAGAACTTGGAGGGGGAGCTGGGCGACCCTGTGACTGAACGACAGGTGCAGGCGCCGCAGGTTGAGAGGTCTGACTCAGCTCGCCCCGTAACTCTTCAAAAGCGTAATCCAGGTTCGCCTTGCTTACTGGATAACCCTGCTCTTGAAGGAATTTAAAAAGCTTTTGCGCGTTCTCATTGGTGGGCACGTAATCGGGATGCCGCTGCACAAACTCGCTCTGCGCTCGGTACTCGGCTTCCATGCGGCGACGCTCGCCTTCGCGCATACGAAATTCCTCAAGCGACATCCCGGCTTCCGCCTGGAAGATGCGCCGCACCAGCTCATGAGGATCGGCCTGCAATTGCTGGAGTTCTTCAGCCTTCAATTGCATGGACTGCAGAGGCTGGTAATCGGAGGATTTCTTTTCGGGCTCGATCCGGCCCCTGCGCTGGGTAGCCAGCTCCTGAAGCTTCTTGGTCGCATTCTCCTGGGCCTCAACCAACTTGTCCACCAGGCCCTCGTAGGTGTCGGACTCAAACTTCTGCTTGCGCCCGCCTACCTCGATCTCACGCACAAACTTCTGCGGCTGGGCTTCCGCTTCGGTTGCGACCGGCGTCTCGAACTCCTCGGTGATGCGGATCTTCTCACTGGATGATGTCATCTTGTCTCTCGTAAAATTTCGCGATCATCTGCTGAATGGCCAAGCGATCGTTCATGTCCGAAGCCTGCCGTACCGAATCTTCCATGGTCGCCTGAAATTCCTTGATGGCTTTCAATCGCTCGCGCACCGTCCAGGCAGCATCCGGCGTTAAGTTTTCGCGCAGGTAATACTCGTTCAGCCGGTCGATCCGCCGCCGCGCGAGCTGGCAATAGATCGGCCAAGCGGGCGACGCAAACAGATCCCTGAGCGCGATGGCCTCGTCAAAGTTGCGCAGAATGTCCTCGAGCTCCTGCTTTGAAAAACTCATGATGGCGCCTGTCCCATCGGGGGCGGAGTACCCGGCTGGCCGCCCCCGGGCTCGGTCTGCATTCCCTGATCCTGCTCGGGGGGAGTAAATAAGTCCTTGAGCTGCGCGAGCACCTGCATACGGTTGGCCGGGTTCATCTGCTCGACCAGGCCCCGGATGATATGTGTGCCCGACTGCGCCAGTCCCTTCTTTTCGATCTCCTGCATGGTGGCCTGGTGCTTGAGCGCGATCTGGTTGGTCTGCATGGCCTGCTCCGATTTCTGCTGTTGCCGCTTGCGGTCGTCGTCGGTCATCTTGACTATGAATTTCTGGGCCCCCGGCCAATCGGTTGAATCAAGCAAAGTCTGGATAAACTCCATCCAATCCACCTTCATCTGCTGGGCATCGATCGCATCGAGCACCGGGGCTAGCTGCAAGAGCCCGACTATCTGCGGCGCGAGCTGCAACATGCCCATGCGCTGGCGCAGCTTCGAGCCCGCCAGCACCTCGAACTTGAGGCTCGCGTTCTTGAGCTGGAGGGGATCGAGATCGAGCTGGTCTTTCAGGTCCTCGCGCATATACGTCTCGATTTGATCAGCGGGCAGCCACTGCGCATTCATCTCATGCAACGCCTCGAGGAAGGGAACGAACATGAGCCCGGTGATTTGATCCATCCAATAGCCAATGCGGGCACCGAGCGCGCCGACTGCGGTACTAACGCCCGCACTGGTTCTTCCCAACTGACCACTCGAGGGTGCCGTTCCCTGAGTAACCAGTTGATTCGCGCCGGTTCTACGTTGCGCGCGCGAATCCGAAGCCTCGATCTCGGTAAAGGCATCGACAATAGCGGGAGGGTATTGAATCATCTGGATGCCCTTGGCATCGTCCGTATCTACGATCCCGCCCGGTCTTAGTCGTAACTGCTGAGTCGGAGTATTAGAACCACGAGTGCGCAGAAAAGTACCAGACAAACGCAGAGCCAGATCATCAAGCCTACTATTAATGACGCCCTGCTGGAGCCGCTGCTCGCCCGCTAATAACTGCGAGATGCCAAGACCGTACCAAGAATCAATAACATCAGCGAAGTTAATAGAAAGATAATTGATCTTGCCGAGAGGATTGGGCGCATTTTTGATTACCAGCTTCCGGTTAAGTACGGTTATGCACTTAGTATCAGTAACATACTCGACCATCTCGAGCGGTTGCTGATTGGGATCACGCGAGGGATCTTGCCAGCGAGGCTGGGCCTTGAACTCCATGTTAATATCGAGGCTTGAAATTCCTGTATTTAGTACGCTTGAAGTGGAGCGACCTTCTAACAAGGATCTTTCCGGCGACTCCCGTGGTGGCCGAAACAGCGACTCTAGAAAGTCTCTGGGTGGAATTCGATAATCCGGTTGCTCCCGCAGATCTTCTAGATCTGTCAAATCCACATATCTGCGATCGCATACGTATCTTGCTTTCCTTATATCCGGCTGGCGAAGCTGGGGATCACACACCAGGAAGCGAATGTGGATGCGTTCAAACCAGGGTTCGTGATAGCTATATTCCTCGATCTTCTCTTGGATATCACGCGAGTGCCTGGTTGGAAGTAAGACGGTGGCATTGCCCACGGTGCGGGCTTCGGGCACATCAGCGTATGTGTATTTAATCCGCCGCTTGGTCTTCTGGCACCATCCGTACTTCCATATGCCGGTGCCGTAGATCAAACTTTCCTTGATGCCCAGCCTCACCTGCTCCTCAAATCCGATCGCCTTCAACTGCGCGGCCATGAGGGCTCGCACGGCGCGCGCAGTTTCGGGCGAGGTGTCGCCTTTGCCGATAACATCAAATGGCGGATTGTCGGCAAAGAGACTAGCCATGATCTGGGGCATGAGCGACTCGATATGCTCGAAGATCAGGGGAATTCCAAGCGACGCGCGGGGGACGCTCGAACCTTCCCAGAACGCCTGCGGCATTCTGAACAGGAATAAGCGGTCGCTGCGATCCCAGCTTACGGTCATGCCTTTCGCAAGCACATAGTACTCGGCCAGGTTCAGATCCTTGACCACCAGGCGCAGGGCGGCATCGTCGTCGGTTTCAGCCCCATAGTCTATGGGGATATCGAGAGGATCTAACTCCCTGCCCAGATCGTAAGGTTGGTATAAGACCGCCATTATCCGACTATCCCAGCTCCTATTTCTCCGTCGCCATAGGTCTGTGCACCATGCACCAATACCGGCTCGGGGTCGGGCGCCAGTTCAGGGCGATACCCATGATTGCGGTAAAACGCCATAAGGGAGACTGCACGGCAAATATCATCGTGGTGATACTTTGGAAATCGAGAGAACTCACGAAACAGCTCCTCTAAATCGGTGCAGCTCGCACAGAACCATAGCTTCGACTGCTCGAGCAGCGGGCCCATGGCCATGATCTGCTGCATGGGCCGCATACCCCCATAGTGGACGGGTATCAAGTCAGTCGGGATATGCAGCCCAAACTCACGCTGCTTCATCTCGAGTCCCGGCATCAACATGGTGGTCGCCTGGTCTTTCTCGATCCCCACCCGGCAGACCGGCCACTTGCGGTATGTCTCGATGATCTTGTTGATCACTTCATTAGGGCGGAAACGCCCGCGCACCAGGTCAACGATGAAGAGCGTCCCATTCGGCGAGTAACCGCCCAGAATGCCTGCCGAGAAATCGGAATGCTCGCGCGTCGAGTAGGCAAGATCCCACGCCATGAAGAGGTTCACGGTGGATGGGATATCCGAGCGCTCGATAATGTGGGTGCGCAACCTGGCCTGGGAGAATTGATCGGCAGCCATCGACTGCGGATCATTCATATATTGAGAGGCAAATAATTCGGGGTCGTCCCGCCAGATCTGCTCTAAGTTTTGCTTTTCCGCCGTGCGATCCTCATCAACGCAAAAGCGCTCAGGAAACAGGATCGCTTCAGCGCGAAACAGCGGCTTATCCGGCTCGCGCTCGATCGCGCCCTCGACCATGACCTTCCAACCCTCGGGTTTTTCGATGATCCCGGCATAGAAACAATCGTAGGTATATAGCGTCCCGATCACATCCCGGTAGCCGCCGGGATTCAGCAGGGGCAGCGTTGTAGACCATTGCCGCTTGGTTTCAGCATTGAGGATCGCGGTCTTTGAGTTCTGTTCGGTGATCACGTCATCGAACTTCATCAGATCGTAGTGCGAACCGGCGCGAGTCTTTTTGAGTGTCGTGATGCTCAAGGTGGGCTCGCGCCGGATCTGGGCTCGGCAAGGGACGGTGAAATGTCCTTTCTCGCCAAAGCGCGCTATCTCTTTCATCGGGCACCACTGCGGATACATCTCGCGAAAATCCCCGTTCATCAGAAAATGCTGCTTCACCTCATCGACCATGCGCTCGGTGAGCTCCTCGGTTCCCGAGAAGAGAGCAATGGTGATATTCGGGATCGCGAGCATCCACTGAATGGTGTCGATCAAATTGATGGTGGTCTTGAAGTGGCCCCTCGGTAATAACAACAATCGGTTCTTGTCATAATCCTGGACAAGCCAGTCTTTGGTCGGATCTTTCTCGACAAAGAAATCGCACATCGGCTTATGCAGCCGCTCCACCAGGTCGGGATAGACGCGCGAAAAAACCGTCTGGGCCAGGAACCACAAATCCCGCTTCCCCCGTTCACCAGCCTCAGACGAAATAAGCGCCCGGGACTTAGTAGGCGCAAGCTCGCGGTTTTCGTACTTCTTGTGGCCAGGTTTCGGCACTCGCTGAAAGGCTTCGCCCCGCGCATTGACACCGAAGGCTTCCATGACCTCGGCCCTGGCTTTCTTAATCGCCTTGCGGGCGAGCTTGCGTTCCTCGGCGCGCACCTCGGCCTTGGCCGCCTTGATCTCGGGCGAGTCGGGCTTGCGGCCCGCTGGTAATCTTCCGTTAGCGATCGCTGACGCGATCGTGGCCTGCTTGGCTTCGTCCGAATCCAACTCGGTATGTCTCCTGAATGCGCTTGCCGTCGAGCTCTACCGCCATGGCCTGAAAGGTGTTCCTGATCCCGCCGCCGTGGGTGGCAGCCGGGTTGTCGATCGCAGGCGACTCCTCAAACATCTGCTCGCGGGTGCGGGAGATGATGGAGTTCTCTCGGGCTTCGGTAGAGGTGGGTGGTGCAGCCGGGAAAATGTGGATCTTATTTCCAGGGGCAATGGACATGGCTGTCTCCTTGACCCCTGAAAATTGGTGTTACGGACTTAGCCGATTGTCGGAGGCTTTGGCCCGGGAATGTAACCGGCAGCCTGCGTCATGCGGCCTTTCTTGGCAACGATCGGGTTAGGCGCGCCCCGCACTTTCTCGGGGTGCACCGCAAAAACCGTCTTCGAACGCCCCAGCTGTTCGGCGGGGCGCCCGCTCTCGTTCAGCAGCTTGTCGACCGTCTGCCAGGGCGAGGTGAGCGAGAGCGGCTGAGCATGAGGATGCATGTAGCTCGGATTCGATTTGCCGGTCGGGCTCGGGATCTTATAGGACTCGTTCACGCCATGCCCGTCGATATGGGAGACGCGCTGATGTCCCTGGACTTTCTTGTTCTCGGTATCCATGTCGCCATTCATTTCAAATCCTCGAGGTTTAACTTCGTGCCCGCAAACTCATCATCGAGAAAACCATAAACTTCTACCGGCTGCCCCGTCAATGGATCATCGGCCAGACCGATAAGCTTCGAATGTGAGCGGATGTTTCCCCGCTCCCACGCCTGGTACTCGGGATCACCATGATCTGATAAAGCCACCTGTCGCACCTCCCAGCCACATCTGCTGTCCCGGGCCGATATCTATACCCGGCGATCCGCCCTCAAATCCCCACTCGGGCTCGGGCCAGACATTCGCCGTCTCGCCGAGAGCCTGGGTATAAGCGTTGCCCTCGGCCAAGCTGATGCCGATTACCCAGGCGATCGGAATGGCGTTCGGGGTATCGACAATCCAGCCACCCTCGTTCTCGAGATACCAGGAGTAACTGCCGTCGAGGCCGATCTGCATCAAGTCTGCGGCTTGATTACCTGAAAAGCTCAAGTTTTACTCCTTTGCCAAATTCATTCAACCGCCTAGCTTCAGCGATAGCCTGGAAATACAGATTGGCCTTGAGGTTATCGACCGCTTCTTTGTTGTAGTAGATAACAGCCATATTCGCCAAGCCTCGCCCATAGAATGCATCCGGCTTCATAACTCCCATTCGAATAGGCATCGCTTCCCAAAATGGTTTGTCTCGAATGACGATCTTCTTCGGGAAGCTCCATACCCGATTGAACGGGATGGCCTCTGCAAGCGCCACCCCTCCGACTGTAGCCGACAAGGCTTTTAAAAATCCCCTGCGATTCATTTCACGCTCGGCTGTTTATTCCGCCCACGAAACCAGTCAACGATCACCCACAGGATCAGCATTAAGAGCGCGCCGATCCCGCCATCTTCCGGCCCAGTTAATGTCATTATCGCCCCCTCGGATCGTGTCGATCGAGCGCGTCCAGCCCTGACTTTACCGGCGTCCCTCGCCTCGCAGGGCGGGCGCGCTTCGACGGTTTAGGCTCCGACTTAGAGATTCGCATTGGTGGTTTTGCGGTTGCCATCAGAAACCCGCCTGTCCGGTGCTTACAACTAAGGGCGAACCTTCAGACACAGGTTCGCGGGCGGGGCCAGCAGGCGGCACCGTGCGCGTGGCTCTAGGTGAGGTACTCCGTCCCGCTACTCGGGCGCGTGGAGGGCCACCCACAGACATAGGGCGGTGACCACCGCCGCCAGCACCAGGAGTACGATAAATAGAACCAGGTTGTGATTGCTGAAGCATCGAAGCCGTACTCGTTCCCATGTAGCCCGGATTCGAGTGATAGTTGTGCGGATCACCCAGCAGATCCTCCCCCGGGTCGTATGATGACACACCGCAGGGAGCGCAGTCGGGCCAGGGGGCATTTACGTATCCAGGCATTTGGCCTCCTCTTTAGCGTCGATCACTTCCATCGCCCGAAACACCTGCTTGAACTCCTCGAGCGCTTCTTCGTCCGTCAAGCCGGGATGATTTCGTTTCCAGTAGCGCGTGGCTTCGAACTTATGCAGACGGCAGGTCATGACGATATCGTCGTCAAACTGCTCCAGCCATTCGACGTAGCCGGTGGTCATCGCTTCCTCTTTTCGATCTGAACCTTATCCGCCACCTGGCGATTCAGATGCCGCTTGGCCACCTTCGAGAAACTCTCGTCCGTGGCTCCCGCCTCATAGGGATCGGGAAAAGGAGCAGGGGATATACGATCCGCGAAAGGAACCTTGGCGCGCCTGAGCTGCTCCTCATTCTCCAGTTCGACAACCTTGTAGCTGTCAATATCAGCGCCCTCACTCCAGCTCTGCGCACGTACAAACCAGAACCGGTTCTGATCCGAGGCAGACTCACCCAGACCCAAAGGGCCAGGGTAATCATCGGGCATCCTTATGCTTTCGCGTCTTGCGCGCTTGATGTCGCTCATTGTCTTCGTCCTCCTTCCACCAACTCTGGGCCCGTCTTGCCCGCTCGATCTGATGCATCCTCATGGCCTTCGCGTCCCGGTAAATCCAGCACAGATTGGCCAGCCAGTCATTATCGCCGGGAGGTGAATGATCAGTCTTGAACTGATCACAGCCATCGGGACGATCATCGTCACCAAAGCAATTGGGATCAAAGGCGACTCTCGTCCATGGCTTCGGCCATGTCGGCAACGCCGTCCGGTCGAACATGGTCGCCTGAATCGCGATAAACATATTCTCGAATGGCCAACTGTAATCGTCGCCTTCCGGCCAATCGGGAAAGAGGTTCGGGGGCGGCCACCTACTGTGATGGTGCATCCTGCGAATCCTCATGCTTCTCCGTCGTTCCGTAACCCGCCCGCGCATCGAACTGATCCTCGAGGAATTCCTTGAACCAGTTCAACTGGTCGCGCACGAACATCTGCGGGCCCGAGCAGTCAAACTCATACGTCCCCACCTTCAGGCGCAAAGAGCAGAACACTACATTCACTCCGTTCTCTTCATCAAGCGGCGCAAACGTTGTCTTTGATACTCTCTTTCGCGGTGGCAGTTCGCGCATACGATCTCGCACTTACTTATCTCCTGCAACAATTCTTCTTCGCTCATACGCCTGACCTCGGGGTCATGGCCGATGGTGATGCGCTTCGCGCCCCGCTCGGGATCGTGGTCGAAGTCGACCATCCAGACGGGGTAGAACACCGGTCTCCCCTCGCGATCGGAGCAGTCCACGCAAGGGTGCGTAGCCTTGTACAGCTTGATGTACTCGCGAGCTTTCGAGGTCGTCCAAGCCATCACATCCTGGTTGGCGGCTTAACGTTGCCGCCGAACGCTGGCACTGATTTTCTCCAGGCGCCACCACAGTTATCGATTGCGGCTCGCTCTCAACTGCAAGAGATTTACCTGGGGGAATAATTGATCAGGGAAGAACGGAGCCGAAGCTCTGTTCGCTGACAAGGCGAAGTATCCCTAATCTTCGCCACCCAGGCCCAGGCAAGTTTCACTTGCCCTTTCTACTCTTTCCCGCTTCCTTCATGGCGATCGCGACCGCCTGCTTCTGCGGGCGGCCCGTCGACTTCAGCTCCTTGATGTTCGAGGAAATCGCTTTCTGACTCGATCCTTTTTTCAGCGGCAAAGCTGCACCTCCCGGTTCGCACATTGCAGAAAATCGCACCTGGCGAATAAGTCAATTCGTCCCCTCGCTCGGCGTATGACTGTAGTTACCGCCCGGGTTCGGTCGGGGCTTGCCCTTCTTTGCCGGCGGCCTCGCCACCGAGAGCCCTACTCTCGGTCGTTTGCTCGGGGCTTTTTTCGCCATATTCCTCCAACCACTTGGCTCTCTCCTGATGCCACTTGCTGTTCGCGTCATCAAAGAGAACCGTGTTCAGTCCGAGTTCAACAGAGCGCAGGAGCTCCTCGGCCTTCCTGATCCCGGCCCTCAGCTCCAGATAAGCCTCATCATGCTTAATCATGCGATAGCGATCCTCGTCCCATTTAAGCAATGCCGTACTATCTTTCCCCAATAGACAACCAACTCGGGCCAGCGTAGTTTCAACTTACATCCAGGGCGCCTCTCTGGTGCCTTGACCGGGGCGCCCATTCCTCTGTATGGGACAGTTCAATGGCGCCCCGCATCCTTCAACCACTTTTCACGCTTCACATGCCAGTCCAGAAATTTGCTTATCGACTTGAAGTCGTCCTGTTTCAGGCGCAGCAACTCGGCGGCTTGCTCTATAAGTACTTTCTGGCGTTGAGCCAGACTTATGAGGTCATCGATGTCGCGAACGGCAGTGCGTAAATGTTCCCAGGATTCCTCCGCGAAAGCCTGCTTTTCTGCATCCAGCATTTCGCTCATTTTTAGGCTCATTTCTCCAGCCTCGCATCCCGCAGCCACGCATCTGCGTCTTCCCTGAATCCCTGGTGGTATACGTGGAACTCTTCCATGATGGCACCGGCAGAGCGCAGCAGCTCGGCTGCCTCCGCTCTCTTAGCCAACAAGATCATAATCTTCTTGTGCTGAGCTTCGATGATTTCGCCCCGCTCACGAATAAGCTGATCCATGCGCTTGAGAATATCGAGGCGCAGCTCGCCCGGTTTGGCATAGGGCAGGGAAGCGAGGAACTTATCCACGTCCTCCAGCGCCGCCTGCCATTTCTCATAGTCCTTGAGCGTGTCGTCGCGAACTTCCCAGTTAAGCTCCATCATTTGGCCTCGAAGAAGTCGCAACAGTACTCGTTGGCCGGGGCAGGGAGGACAGGCGACTTATTCCAGGCCACAAAGTCGGGCTGCGCACAGTCTCGCCTGTTGTTGCGCACGTACTCGCACTTAGCGCAGGAACTTCCGCCCCGGGGCACCACCATTCCCACTTTGTGATCGGCAGGATAAGACAGCCGCATTTGCTCATCTTCGAATTCCCACAGGAGGGGCACTTGACAAGCATAGTATATTTTGCCTGTCAAGCATTCGCTTGACCACATGCAACTCAGGAAGAAGCGTCGAACCGGAGTTTCTAGCGACTCTACCGGCCAGCCAGGGGAGCAATCCCCCGCAAGCGGAGGTAACCCTTCTAGGGGTGAGCGGAAACGCAAACCATGATTGCTATGTCATTCAGCTAACGATCCAGTTAGTCCCCTAGGGCTTAGGAACAAACGCCATTCCTGGGCGAATAAACATTCACCTAAAAGTCAGAGTTGCACCCCGCAGTTATCGCTCAGCGATCAGAGTCTGATCGCTGAGCGATCGGTCAGCGACCCGGGTCGCTGACCTTTGACTTTTATTCTGGGGTGTGCGCGCCCGCCAGCGCCCCTATGATAGGGCGACTGGCGGCGCGCGATGCAAGCTTTTGGGGTTGGTTTTGGTTTTCTCAAAGTCAGAGCCAAAAAAAACCTTACCACTACATAAGCGCTCGGTGGTAAGATCGCCGCGCAGCGTTTTTCTCGATCGGCGAACGGCGTTGCTTCGGGCGAGCTGGCAGACCCCTGAACAGCTCGCCGATCACTCCTGCTATACTCCTCCCAACGTAGAGCGATTACTCCTGATGTCACCGGCCCCGGTTCTCCATTACCCGGGGCCTTCGTTTTATCGGACACTCGGGATCGGACGGCAGGAAAAGTTGGCGCCCGGCGTCGCCGCAAGGCGGCGACGGTCAACCTCCCCCCGGGGTGTTACAGCGTTACCACCCGCTCTTTAACAATGTTACTCAATGTTTTCAGTAATTTACGAGCACGTTACATCACGTTAAACGTCACGGTCGGGCGCATGTAAGACTTCCCCGCGCGCGTGAATGCTGAAAATGCTAAAAATCGGCCGCTTAGGGAAGGGAGTCGGGGCAGTGCGTAAATATCCTGGTTTCAATGTCGCTTTACATAATGCTTCTTATCGGACAGTAGGTTCGCCACGCGCGTCCCATTTTCCCTCGCCCCTGGTGTTTGGCTCGCGCGCATCCTACGATCACACTCGCCCTGGTATGAATGAGTGCGCACAATGGCATCTGGTGGCCACCAGGGACGCTCGCGCGTTCTTTAGCCTTGCAGGTGATATTTCGGACAACAAAAAAGCCCCTGCAGTTTTGCGGCCTGCAGGGGCTTGGTGTTTATTCCATCTGAGTACGGCTGAGTTGCTCCTCGATTGTTTCCGGCAAAACGTCCGAACCGTTGGTATCGATAAACCAGCGTATACGCTTTGCTGCCACCTGTGCGCGCTCGTATTGGCCTTTCGCTTGGTTGTAATCGTTCTTGTAGCGCGTAGGCCAATTTTGCACGTAAAACAATCGATCGCCCTGATATTCATCCAATTGCAATAGCTCTAACGCTTTGTGCTCGACATCGTCGTAGTTGTGATATTCGGGGTGGCCACCCAAAATAACCGCCCATCCGCCTAAGCAACATGCTTTTCCGCAGGGGGCATAATAAATGTGATCGAATCCGTTATCGGATTCAAACGTTGTGCGCCATCCGGCACTGTCTAAGATCCAGGAGTTCATATGCAATCTGTTAGGCAATTGTGTGATGTGTTCGGAAACTTGCAATAGCAATTCAACGTTCATTTGGTTTTCCCTTTCAAAGGAATTGAGTACAGCTTGCAACGTCCTGTCACCAGGACGTTGCCCGCCACGCTCAACCTTAGAAAGGAATCAAATCCGCATCTTCATAGTGCACGTGGTTTTCATCATCTCATCATCATCATTGAAATAATCCGCATCAGCGAAAAGACCATCTGGCTCTGATGCCATGACATCAGCGATTTCCGCCAGTGTCATGCCCGTACCATCATTCAATGACATCAGGCTGTCGATTCCACCGTCTGTC